ACAAAAGATATTCAATCTTAGTTATTCGCTTATCGCTAGCTTCAAAAGATGATTGAATTGCAGCATACCGTTCAGCACAGATTTTTTCGTGTGAGGCTAGATTAGCCTCAACTTCTGGAACCATTTTAAAATCAATCATGCTGATGTCCAAGGCACTCCTGTTGCCGTCACTGGATTCTTTTGCAATTCAATCTGACTTGCAAGGCTTGCTTCTACTGCGTCCTTGTCTACCCCATTAGCCCATATCCAATCAAGCACTTCTGCTTCTGTAACGCTGGCGTAGGGGATGGCTGGCGTAGCAGTAGCAAAGCCACAAGTGCTGTAAACAGAGGCTGTGTAGTCTCCATCTACTGCTGTTGCTGTCCAGTGGGCGGTTGTTATAAATCCATCTGCGGTCAGATAGTCTGTTTGTGTAATTTTCCAAGTTGTTGCCATGATTACTCCTGATTAACCTAAACGATAAAGAACAAAAGTGTTTGCCGCTGTTCTGCGGATTCGGAATTGAGCAGAAACACCTGTTGCAATGGTAAGCGTACCCAATGATGTAACGCCTGTGTTTACAGCCATTGTGACTGTGCCAGAGGCTGTGTTGACAACATAGAAGTCATAGCTGATGTCTGTATTACCCCATGTTGCCAGCGTTTCCAAAGTCGTACCCAAAGGCATTGTCAGCGTGAAAGTAGTGCCTGTAGTGCTAATAATTTGCGTTTGGATGTTGGCGTTAGTCAGCGTAGCTGCTGCATTGAGGGACGCAGGGGCAGGCGCATATTTCATAACTGCGCCATCAGACATTTGCAAATTGCCAGCTGCGTCAATACGAGCTCGTTCATTATTGTTGGTAGCAAACACCAATGGATATGCACCCTCAGACCATAAAACGCTTGCATATGCTGAAGAGCCAAAAGTTGTACCCGCAGAATTTTCCCTGCCAATGTGAAAATTACCGCCAGTATTTCCTGCGGCATAGTAAACAGCGTTAGTTCCTGTTGTTGAAGAAAGGAAAGCAATGGCTGTTCCTGTTGCCGCCGCTATATCAAGCGTTCTTGTTGGAGAAGTAACCCCAATACCAAGACGACCAGACGCATCAAGCGTCATTGCTTGGGTGAAGGTAGCGGTTGTTGCTGCTGTGCCAGATGGGGCGTTGAACCAAGCGTGAGTACCAGTATCTTGTGCGTAATAAGTAGCATAGTTGCTGGTTAAATATATAAAGTTTGTTCCGTTGTTATAAGTGTTTGTGCTGAATCTAATTGTGGTGTTTGCAGGATTCCCCCAGATGGCACTGTAGTTTATTTGCAGTGCTTTAAAGCTACTACCCCAAGCACTAGGCGTAACACCTAATCCAAAATTTCCAGACGTATCAAGGCGTGCTTGTGTTGTGCCATTTATTGAAAAAAGTAAAGGGCTATTTGTTACTGTATTTAAAAAAGCCCCCGTGCCGCCAACTGCATAAACTTCTAAACTTGCTGTTCCATCAGCAGATGTAGATTTAAATATTCCACCTCCAGTGCTAGACTTTCCTTTTACTTCAATAGTTGTGTAGCCTGTATAAAAGGTGGGACTTGTAGTCCCTATACCCACATTACCGCTGGAGTCGATACGCATCTTTTCTGAATTGTTTGTGTAAAAAACAGCGGCAGTGGTATCAGAACCAAAAGCAGGTGCGGTTGAACCCGAACCGCTCGTAGAGTTTCCAATACGCAATAAAGCAATAGTGCCATCGCTCCTGTAAATACGAGATGCAATAGTAGAACCAACTCCTGTTGATTGAACATCTAAAGGAAATGAGGGTGTAACACCTATACCCACATTACCAGCAGAGTCGATTGTCATGCGTAGTGTGTTAGAGCCACCTGTTGTCTTTGTATAAAATAAAAGCGACCCAGTGTCTGCGTTTGCAGTCGATACAGCATTTATTGCCGCTGTTTCAGTTAGTGTGCCAGCATTGCTATGTCTAAATGCAATCTGATTTCCTACTGCTCCAGTGTTGTCTCTGTCTAAACGCAGCATATCGCCAACATTACCAAATACATGAAGTCTTCCAGCGGGCGAAGCAGTACCAATACCCACATCTCCATCACTGTCGATACGCATCTTCTCTACGCCAGCCACGCCAAACTGCATGGCTTCATTTGTTTGGTCGTATTTAACAAAACCATTTGCGCCGCCAGTGTTTCTAGCCCAAACAATTCCTGTGGTTGGTGTTGTTGAGTTTGATACTCGTAAAGTAATTCCAGCCGCCGTTGATGCGCTATTTCCAATCACAAGATTGTTGAAGCCAGAAACACCGTTGGTAGTTGGGTCTGTTTGCGCTATACCCACATTACCGCTGGAGTCTACGGTTAACCGAGTAGTTGCCGCAGTACCAAAATTCATTGCCCCTGTACTTGATATCCACTTGATGTAGCCTTTTTCTGTATTTGCCCCATCTGTAAATTGAATGCCGCCAGTGCCTGACGGAACAATCGTTAATCCCTCAGTAGCACTACCTCCTGCACCCAATACAAGCCGTGTAAACCCGCTTACACCTATAGTGGATGGCGAAGTAGTACCTATACCCACATCACCAGCAGATGTGATACGCATAGACTCAACACCACCCTCCGTAAAGGCGATGGTGTCAGCGGCAGGAAACCAAATACCCGTGTTGGTGTCGCCTGTAGTGGTGATGGCAGGCAACAACGCTGTGCCAGCTTGCACAGTCGTAACGCCTGTAGCAGACAGCGTGGTAAATGCTCCAGTGCTTGCTGTGGTAGCACCAATGGACATGTTGTTAATCGTGCCAACACCTGTTGAAGTCAGAGCAAGCGTAGGTGTGGTACTAGCCGTCAGCGTAATCAGGTTTGTGTATGCTGCGCCGTCTGTGTCATAGGCTGCAAGGGACAGAGTATTGGTTGCTGTCTTTGCTGACTTAAGCTGAGTGCCTGTGACATAGGACGCTGTTTGAGTGATGGTGTCAGTGTCGGCATCGCCTATAGTGGTGTTGCCATTTAAAGCTACAGCACCAGAAAAATTAGCAGCGGCTGCTGTAATTGTTCCTGTTAATGTTGGACTAGCCGACAACACCATGTTGCCTGTACCTGTCACTGCATTACTTAATGTGACACCACCATATGTCAAAGCTGCTGACAGAGTGGTGGCTCCAGTAACACCTAGTGTGCCACCAATAGAAGCATTACCAGCTAAATAAAAGTCTTTGAATCTAAGACCAGTTGTGCCTAAGTCAACAGTGTTGGTGGTTTTAACACCCAACACAGATGTTGAAATTGTTACGTCTTGAACAGGGCCTAATGCAAGGATGGGAGCACCCTCTCCAGCAGTGCCATCATGATTATGACCTGTAGAAGAATTAAAGGCAGCTTGAATACCATCAAACTCCCCATCTAAATCAGCAGCATTAATAACATTACCGTCAGCAATGTTGTTAATAGTATCTACTCTTGTATATCCTGCCATATTATTTCCTTAATAAATGCCTAACAGTTTTACCACATTATCGTCTGTCATGCGTGGAATATTCCAGCGTGGCAGCGTCTAGCGAAAAAGGAGGGTCTGTACCATCTGATACAAACTGCAACGAAACAGAAAAACCAGAACCAATTGTCTGTGTTTCAAACAACTTTCTCAGCTTTGTTCCATATTTTGTTGTTCCATACTTAGCTGTACTAGTTCCATAAAATCCTACACTTCCACTATTTACATTAGACAATGTAATAGTTTCTGGTTGTATGCTTCCAAAGTCATCAAAGTCAAGCTTCAAATTAACTGACATATTTACAGAACCTTGCGGATCTGTGTACAAAAACATCTTATAAAAAGTCTTTCTAACTCTCGGATCATTAATTGGAACATAGGGAGTGGCAAAGCTAGCTAGAATATTACCGCCATCAAAACTATTTCCACTTTCCATCTGATAGACATACCCATCAGAATGAGCAAAGACAATAATTTCTGTTTGATTAATATAATTACTATCAGCTACATAAGCTTTAATACCCACTGTCTCAGCCCAAGAAATGGCACTGGTGTTATCCCCTACCACTTGTGTGCCTAAAATACCTTTAGCACTGTCAGCCGACACTGAAGCATTATACCCTAAAAGTCTATACTGAGACTTCTGTTTAATAATGACACTAGCAAAACTGCTGCTAGAAGAAATAAGAGCAGTGGATTCTGCTTGGATGGTTTTAGACACCACTCCTAAGTTGAAGTCTCCAGTTCTGTCTGTTGCACTCAAAAGTCTCAACCCCTCAGGGCCTAAGAACATAATGTCTCCACCCACCTCTTGTATGGTGTCTGTAGCCACACATCCTACGTTCCTTGTAATTGGCTGAAGATTAAAGTCTGCTGAAGTGTTTCCTACAAGCTGACTAATACTTCTTTCAGTAAAGATGATTAAGGCTTCTCTAAAAACAATGATGCCTGTTATAGTGGCCCCAATGTTTATAACCCCTGCTCCATTGGCTGCTGTAAAGTCAGTGTCTGTATAAGGAGAAGAGAAGATAAGCTTGTCATCGTTTGCAAAAAACATTTGGTTTTTATGAAACACAGCAAAATCAGAACCTACTAAGTCAATGTTGTTGTCAATAAAAGCAAATGTAGCATCGTCCCACACAAAGGGATAGTTAACACCATCAACACCAACAATCTTGTCAGTGCTATTAATTCTATATTTAGAAGTTCTTACTTTAATACCATCACTATATTTAGCCGTTAGCCAAGTGACGGCTGCATTGTCAGCAGGGCTGCTAGCTAAAGCAGGATTGATAGCTAATGTAGCACCACCACTAGTGACAGTGGCATCTGCCGTGACAGTGTATATTTTCTCTACACCAGCAAGAGTGAATGTATCTCCCACCTTAGGAACATCTGTCAAACCATCCACTACTAAGCTACTTCCTGTCTGACCAGCACCGTTAACTAACACTGTGCCGTAAGAAGGAATATTAATCTTTATCCAACCACTACCTGTAGATTTATAAATGTCGTTGTTTCTACAAGCAATGATAGTGTCTTCCCACGCTGCCACACCTTTCATAATGCCTGTATGAGAAGTAAAAGTTACAGCAGCTTTATCAGCAGGACTACTAGCCATAGAAACTGTAAGTGTTA